TCGTGAACAAACTAATATTTTAGAAAGTGTTTGGTCATAGGAGATTTTTAAGATTAGTTTAAGACAGGTTGGGTATACTGTAGACAGTTACAAGAAGACCTCCTAACTTGTTGTAACAAATATCCTAAACTTTTCTTTTTCATAATAATCTCCCTTAACTCCACCCAATCAGGTGGAGTTTTTTTGCTTTATTTCAAGCTTTTAGGGAGTTTCCTACACATCGTTTTCCGATAAATTTCGGTAGTTTTTGGAATTTGGTCGGGGAATTGGCGGGGATTTTTTAGCGAATATGACTAAGAAATAGGTCTGTTGTCGCTTCGGCTAATTCGTCCTCAACTTGGTTATAACGATCCGTCATATAAACCTTTGTATGCCCCAGCGCCTGGCTTAATTGTTCAAGCGGGACCCCTGCAATAATGCTTTGAGTCGTGAAGAAGTGGCGCATCATGTGAGGTGTTACATGCAATCCTGTTGCTTCATTCACTAGATTGAAGTTTCTATTCAACTGGTTTGGATTGATGAGACCACCTTTCTCGTTGATAGTTATATAATCCTTGTGCTGTTCCTTGATAATCCCTAACTTTCGCTTAATATTAGAAGCTTCAGCTATCAGATAATAGATAAGGTCCGTTCCGATATCATCAAGGCAGACATATCGCTCTGAATCCTTCGTTTTAAGCCCTCCTTTCCCTTTTAAGGTCTGGTTGCTTCGACTGTCTCTAAGATGCAGTATAGCCCGTCCGCTGTCGTTCTGAGTGACGTCCATTGGGCGCAATCCAAAGACTTCTCCTCTTCTTAACCCAAAAATGGTCAGATAGGTTAGAGCGTAGAATTGTTTTGACATGATTTCTTCTGCCTTTGCTATCCAAGTCTTAAACTCTTTGAGAGTCACTTTCTTGTTAGTAGCAGGAATATCACTCTGGCCGATGAAAACACCTTTCAAGCGATTTGAGAGCAGATTTCCATTTTTTACCGCATCATTCAACAATGCCATGAAGCTGGAATTGAGGGTTTGAACAGTGTATCTGGTATGGTTCTGCAACTTTTCAGCGATAAAGAGTTCATACTCATTTCTATCCAAATTTTTAAGCTGGACAGAACCAAATTTGGGTTTGATATGATTCTTATAGAGATTATCATTGAGGTAGTAGGAAGTGTCATTCCAGCGCCCTGTTGACAATCTCTTTTCAGAATAAATATCCCAATATTGATCAAGTGTCAGATTCGTATTGATACCTAATTCTTGTTCTTGGATTTGTTGCTCAAGCTCTACCAAGGCTGCACGAGCTTGAGGGAGAGTTGTGAAACCACTTTTACTTTTTTCTCTTTTTTTACCTCGGAAGAAAAAAGAACGTCTGACATAGTAACGTTTGCCTTTGGCAGTCTCATAGTAATAGATATTTGGGTATTTTGTTTTATTATATTTCATTGTATTCTCCTTGTTTATCGGCTTCTGGACAAGGTCTAAACATTGAGAATATTGACATCACCCCTTTCATGGTGTAAAATAGGGTATAGAAAAGAGGCCTTTTTAATGGCTGATTTTTATACAGGGTAAGCTTCACAATCAAACTTTGGCGAGGGCGATTGTGGGGCTTTTTTGTTATTTTTTAAATTCTTTCAATAAAGAGATGATTTCTTCATTCTGTTTAATAATAATTTGGTTTTGTTGTATTTGAACCTTTTCAAATGCTCCAGGACCATTTGCATTCGCTAAAGCTATAGCTTTACTATTTAACACATTTCCAATATAAGCAGCTTGTTCAGGATATTTTTCATGAATATGAACCATATCATTTTCTTCAAAATATGGAAGAGCATCTTCATAATATTTTTGTTTTTGAGAGTCTTTTTTTGAAATTTTATCTTTTCCTCCAAATAATGCCATAGATAGTTCCTTTCTTTTTCTGCTTTAGCAGTTTATAAACATATTTATCCAACTAACGTCTGATATTCCTCTTTCACCATGACTTCATTTGTCATAGTTTTTAGATCGTAGTAGGACATGAATTTGAGGTAATCAAACTCTGTAGGGTCGTCTAAGCTTTCTATCGCGTCTTTTACGAGATGATGGATCATATTCCTATCAGCTTCGTTTTCACAGCGCAGGCGAGCGTTCTGATACTCTGAGCGTGTGTGGTCCTTGTGTCCTAATTCATGCAGTAGGACTTTAACTCTCTCTTTTTTGCTAAGTTTACTCGACAGGAAAGCTGTATTGGTTTCTTTTTCGTAAAATCCAAGTTCGTCTGGCATCAAATCTCCATCAAAATCGATAATACGAATCTGAAAATGACTTATAATTTCTTTTTCAGTCACTAAGCAATACCTCTAATCACCAGCTTCTTTAAGATAACCCTCAATGATAGACTGGATGATTTTCTTCTTTTCATCTGTTAATTCTCGGCCACCGAACATCATGACATTAGATGCCATTTCTTCAACATTTAGTGTCTTCCCTTGCCAGGTATAGTCTTTTGAATCACCAGCAATAGTAGGATTATCCGTGCGACCAAGTAAGTAATCTAAAGATACATTTAAATAATCAGCGATTTCTTGCATTCTTTCCGTACTAGCTTTTTGTTTTTTTAAGGAGTAGAGTGTATTTCTACTATATCCAAGCTTTTCTTCTAATGCATTTATTGAAAGTCCTTGTTTATTTGCAAGTTCTTTTATTCTTTCAAATGTCAGAAACATTGTTTTATCAACCTTTCTAAGCATTACGAAAAAATATTTAAATTATTTGATTAAAAGTGTTGACAAAATTAAATAAATAATTTAGAATTATATTCGTAAGCTAAAGAGTTAGCGAACAAGACAACTAAAAAATAAAACCTAATGAAACTGATTGGCGTCCGTTTTTTCTAGGTATAACCTTACTTTTAGTAGGTCTTTTCTCTATGTTTTGATTTTAAATCATTTATTTAAAAATGTCAAGAAAATTCGCTAACTTTTTAGATAATTTTTTTAAAAGAAAGGAGAGAGGGAATGGCAAAGCTGAGTATCTCTCTAAGAAGTACGTCTGTAAATGAAGCTATTGAAAAAATAGCTTACATTAAAGAAGCACATCCAGAAGATGTGCTCAAAATAGATGTTACGATTCTGGATGATTATCTTTTGAATTCGTAACAATTTCATAGAATCGCTTGTAGAACTGTTCAATGGTTTCCTCTGTTAATACAGATTGTCGGATACTTTGTGCGACTCTAATATTAAAGTGTTCGACGGTAATCTTTGTAAGTTCTAAAGCGATTTCTTTGTCAGACAGTGTCATTAGATCACCTCCTTTCTGAGTTTATTATAGCAGAAAGGGTAGAACAATAGAAAGGAAGAATATGAGTAAAGAACTAAAAATAATTAAGGCTAAAATCAAAACTCGTTTGATTGAGCTGGATATGACTCAAGCTGAATTGGCAAAACAAGTATTTGTAGCACCATCAGTTATTTCAGAGTTGCTGAAGTATGGCAAAGGAAGTGACTCTGTGAAAGAAAAAGTCACAGATGTTTTAGGAATTGAGAATCCTTGGAGAAATCACTGAGAGGTCCATACATGCAAGCGAAAATAATACTGAATTGGCAAAAGAAAAATCACCAACTGAGTCAGTTGATAATCGATAGTCTTGAGGGACTAGATGTTTGGGAAACTATTTTAACACTGGGGAAAGTAAGAAGAGGAATGTTATGAACAATGTGAGACAAGATAATGATCTCATCAAAGAAATCATTGAGAAACATTTTGAAAATATGGTCGATGATGTTTTGGAACACACAGAGACCTACTATGAAGCTTTAGGAGCTATTACTTCCATCAAGGGATGGAATATTCCACACATGATCCATCTAGCTGATTGTTTGGGGAAAGCTATCAGAAAACGTGCTATGCAACAAAAAACACCTAATCATAGAAATTAGTGTTAGAGGAGAGGAATATGAACGAAATTTTTAACTTTCACGGACAGGAAGTCCGTACTATGACAATCAATGACGAGCCTTGGTTCGTTGGGAAAGATGTTGCAGACATCCTAGGATATAGTAAGGCTAGAAATGCGATTGCTCTTCACGTTGATGAAGAGGACGCCCTAAAACAGGGCATCCCTACTAGTGGTGGAATACAAGATATGTTGATTATCAACGAATCTGGTCTCTATTCTCTTATCTTATCCAGCAAGTTACCTCAAGCCAAAGAATTCAAGCGTTGGGTGACATCAGAGGTCTTGCCAGCTATTCGTAAGCAGGGCGGATTCATCCGTGAGGATTTGGACGAGGATGCCTTCATTGCTTTATTTACTGGACAGAAGAAATTGCGTGAGCAACAGGCGACCATGCTGGAAGATATTGACTATCTTAAGAGTGAGCAACCGATTCATCCGAGCTATGCTCAATCGCTCCTGAAGAAGCGTAAGGCTCGGGTTGTGGCTTGCTTGGGCGGGGTTGATAGTCCAGCCTATGCTGACAAAATCTTCGCTCAATCTGTATTCAGACAAGCTGAGATTGATTTTAAGGACCACTTCAACATCAGTCGCTATGACTTGCTACCGAAAAAATTCGCAGATGCAGCCTTGGCCTATTGGATGACTTGGGAGCCAAGCACTAACACTAAGATGAAAATCATGAAATTGAACTCATTTGATGAAGTGTAGGAGGGGAAGAAGATGGACAATGTTCTACTTTCACTATCTGAATGGATTAAGTCCGTTATCAAGGACACAATCACAAGGCTAGTCGAAATAGAAAAAGATAGCGACCACTATCCAGAGCTGATGGATGTAGGCACTACTTGCGAATTTCTAGGAATCAACTATGACACATTTTCAAATAATTATCGTTACATGAAGGGATTTCCAAAAGAACTCCCTGGCAAAAAATGGTCAAAAAGAGCCATCAAGGAATGGCTCTCAAATCAACTATAATAACTTTACTAAAAGGCTTCTGGACAAGGTCTTAGCAAAATTATTTGACTTTATTATAACACAAAAGAGGATGAAAAACATGAACAATTTACAAATTATCGCAGTATGCACAGTAGTGTCAGTAGTATTGATTGAATCACTGATGATGAATATCAAGCTGAAAATGGCCATGAGACCGAAGAAGATTCCATTTCAAGCGCCACAAATCGAAAAAGGGTTTATTGACTTTAAAACAGGGCGACGTGTGGACATTGATCCCGTGACACGAAAAGAAACATTTGTGGATTAGTAGAGAAATGGAGGGGAGTAATGTCTGAAATCAAATGGATTAAGATTACTACTGATGTTTTTGACGATGAAAAAATCTGTCTTATCGATGCACTTCCTGATCATGATGCTATTCTGGTGATTTGGTTCAAAATTCTAGTGTTGGCTGGAAAATTGAATAAAAATGGAGTTTTAGCAATTTCACCTAATTTAGTTTATACAGATGAAATGTTAGCTAATAGATTTCAAAGACCCCTCAACACTGTCAGGATGGCCTTGGGAATCTTTGAACGGTTCGGTATGATTGAGGTTATTGAGGGTGTCATTACCTTGCCAAACTGGGAAAAACATCAAAACATTGATGGGATGGAGAAAGTCAAGGAACAAACACGAAAACGTGTAGCTAGACATCGAGAAAAACAAAAAGAGCTCGCCATTGGTAACGTTACATGTAACGTTACAGTAACGGAAAGTAACGGAACAGAAGAAGAAAGAGATGAAGATAAAGAATTAGATAAAGATGAGAATATAACTACTAATAGTAATAGTGAAAATATCTTAGAACTATTTCAGTCTGAATTTCGTAGACTGCTATCAGGTTTTGAAATCGAAGAAATCAATCATCTGTTAAACGAAAATGACTCTGGACTAGTCAAAGAAGCATTAAGGACGGCTGTTACTTCAGGAAAACCAAATGTTAGCTACATAGGTGGCATTTTGAGAAATTGGCGGCAGAAACAAGTTACTACAGTTGAACAAGTTCGACAATCTGAGAAGCAGCGTAAAGAGAAGAAAGATGAACAGGAGGATAAGCAAGAATGGGGGTTTTAGAACTTATCAAGCAATTTGAAGAGGAATTTTATCCGATAAGTGAAGAAAAGAAGTCTTTGCTTATTAAAAAACCTCTTTCTACTGTCACTGCTTGCTTGTCAGATATGGCCAGCTGGCAGGCTTGCGGAGGTAAGGTATCATGGTAACTGATGCACTCGAGGAGATGGCCTTATCTTACCATAGAAATACTGAACAACAGGCCGAAATTTGCGAAAAGCATGGGATTCCCTTAATCAAAATCCTCCGGACAAATGATGTCCTTTGTCGCTTATGTGAATCGGAACGGATCCATGCAGAGAACCAATTGAAGGTGGATGAGCTGGCTGATGCAGAGCATGAGCGAGAGCGGAGGTTTTATCTCGAGAAATTCTCTCTCTATGATGATGTTCTGAAAAATGCTACTCTTGACAACTTCGACACACCGACCGAAAAAGAGACGGAAAAGCTAGCTTTTGCAAATAGGATTTGCCAAGAGTGGGCTGAGGGGGCTAGAAATAATGTTGTTTTTCAAGGAGAAGCTGGAACAGGTAAAAGCCATCTTGCTTTTGCTATGATGAAATATTTATCAGAGAATACAAAGGAAATTGCTATTTTTATCAATGTCACTGACTTACTGATGAAAATCAAGGCGGACTTTAGCCAGGAAGAGTTCCTGGTCAATAAAATTGCTAGTGCAAAGTTTTTGGTCTTGGATGATCTTGGCATGGAGAAGGACAGTGAGTGGTCCTTCAGTATTCTTTACAACATTCTTAATAAAAGGGCCAATACTGTTATCACGACCAATCTGACTGCACAAGAAATTCAGAAACGCTACGGTCGGCCGTTTATGAGTCGATTGATGAAAGGTGTAGACAATAGTCATCTGATGGTTTTTAATGACTTGAAAAACAAAAGGAAAGATTATTTCTAGAAAGGTGGTACCTCTTGTTATTAAATCTTTACTTCGTCTACAATGGGCACTGCAAGTTTTTCCTTGGGAGTTTTAACAATGTGGATGAACTTATCGAACGGATGAAAGACCATCAATGGGCTTTCTCAGGTATTACTAGGCCAAAATTCAAGAAACACATCGGAAAAGACGATGTGAGATTTGATTACGGTGCGATAGATTGCTATTACTTAGCGACAAAATCAACGTGCCGCGAACCACGTTAAAAGCGAGCTAGGAATTTGTCAGTAAAGGTTATGTGACCTTGGACGAGCGACTGTCCGTATTTAGCCAAGCACACAAAGGCAGTCGCATTTTTTGGAAAATGATATGAATGAAATCAAAGAAAAAGCCTTAGCTAAGTTGCTAGAGGAATTAAATCAACCACATGATAACTCACTTGACCGTATTCATAACTGGATATGCGACCAGGAGGATGAGGAATTATTTAAAGGAATCTTAAAAGAGCGATACTCTCTGAAGTGTGCTTTAAACCATGCTAAAGAAAAAGCTCGTAAATTTGCTGAAAACGGAGTCGCTTGTATCGATGATGCTACTGTCTTCAGATGGGTTCGAGAATATTTTATCTCAAATTCGCAAGTATCTAACATCAAGCAGGTGCCTGTTGAATCTGTCAAGAAGAAGGTAGAAAAGCCTAAAAATCCTCCTGAAAATAAAGTTGATGCGGTCAAAACTAAGAAAGAGAAAGGAGTAGTCGAAAAGCAAATGAGCATTTTCGATTTCTTGGATGAATGAAACATGAACAATGCAAGCGAGAAGCTGAAAGACGTTTAAAACCACCTGCAGACTTTTGGAGATGGTGTTATTCGCGGATTACAACGTACAAATGGAGCAATAAGGACAAGACAATAATCGCTTCAGACTTGGACCTTGGCCATTGTATTGAAAAGCGACTGACAAAGTCGTCACGGCTCACTTTTTATGACAAGACCTACTTTTTCTCAATCATTCTCAGCACGTCTAAACGCATCGAGATTCAATCTTATGAATTTAGCTCGAAGCTAGTCGAAGGGAAACAATTTATTGATTTTCAACTTACTAATTTAGAACGATTTGAAAATGATAAACACATAAAGATTGGCCAAGATTACAACGGACAATTTTATCCGTATCTATTCGCCAATTTCTTTAGTGGCGGTTTTTACACAGGAAATATTTTTTATCCAAACAACTGGGCTGAGAGACTTAGAAAAGTATCTGAGCTCAAATATTTGAAGTTTGGATACATCGATTACTGGGAAATTGAACGGCTTTACAAATACAAGTTTGAAATTGAATTCGCACAGAAAATTCATGCTTATAGGTTGGCCAACGAAATCATGTATCCAAATTATAGGTTTGGATTCACAAGAACCGTAGATATGCGAACCTTGAACCGTAGATGGCTTCAGAAGAACAAACAATTCTTTAAGAATTCAAATCGTAGTTTCAATGAATTTGAATTGAGCCGTCGGTTGAAAGAGCGGAACGGCCAGCTGGTGCCTGGAATTGAGTCTTATCTGACTTACCACGACATTAAGCATATACCGAAAGGTGTAGGGATCAATAAATTTCAGAAATGGGTTATCAAGAATAGCATTGACTTCAATGAATACCTTGACTATCTCAAGATGCTACGAGAAATGGGCATTGAGCCTGAAGGTGATGCTATGCTTGTGCCAAAGGATTTCACGGCCATGCATAATCACACAGTCGGATTATATAATCAATTCGTCGAAGAAAAACAAAAACTGGAAGATAAGAAGAAACGCAAGCAACTTGAAGCTGAGTTTAAACTTAGAGAAGGAATGGATAAGACAATCAATGGATACGCATTCTATGTTCCTAGAAAAGTGGCTGAGCTGATCTATGAGGGCAAGAAACTACATCATTGCGTAAGCTCATACACAGACAAGCATTTTAAAGGCAATACTTTGATAGTATTTGTCCGTCTATCAAATCAACCAAAAACACCTCTTTACACACTTGAGGTAAAGCAGGGTAAGATAGTCCAGTTTCGTGGAAAGTATAACGAAGATGTCCCAAGCGATGTCTGGGACATAGCCAATGAATGGATGAAGCAAACGAAATTAGTACCAAAGTCAGCATAAAGGAAAAAGGAGTAGGACGATGATGGAAGATTTAAAGAAAAAAGTTAATGGAGTATACGGCTGGTCAATAGAAAACGGGAAGCTGAAACCTCCCAAACAAGATTTACCACAAGCGGTAAAAGACCGGGCGGACTATTTCTGGGAAATGACAGAAGATGGCATGACGTTTATGGGAGTGATGGAATGTATCTTCGCTGATGAAAAACCTAAAGACTATGATTTGGGAGCTACCAAGGATTGGTTGTCAAAATCTAAGGAGTTTGATGATTGGATTGGCTATTCACCAGGCATGTCTCAGTTAGTTATTGCAGTTTATTTAATTTATGGAGGAAGGGAAGATGAACATTCAAGGACTAATTGAACGATACGAAAAATTTAAAGCTAGCAAGAAGAAATTGACATCGGTTGATTTGGTTTTGAAAGACTTACGGTCTTTAGATGAACCAGAACCGTTGCCGTTCAAGTTAAAAGATGTCGTTCGTCGAATCAGAGGGTTTGATCCGACGACACAGACTAGATGGCTTAATGATATTCTTAAAGAATTAGGGAACGACTACGGTTCAATGAAATATCGTGAGGGCTACGATCAAGGTAAATTTGAGGGAGAATGGGTTGGCAATCAACTGAAAGACGCTGATAAAATTCGACAAGAATTGAATAAAGCAGTGATTCCGCATTTTGTAGCGGATTGGATTGAGTATTGCAAAGTCAGGAAAATTACTTTAGCTCACGCATTATATCGTTCTGAAGAAGCAAAAAACAAAAGTGTTTTTCGTTGGCTCTTTGAAGACTCAGACAACCAAGAAACATTCGCGCTAGCCTGGATTTTCGGCTACGAGGTCGAGGAAGAGAAGAAATATCGGGTAAAGGTGAAAGGCATTTGTGGAAATCACGAAACTTTGAACCGTGAGAAACATTCAAACAAATGGCTTTTCTCAGACCGGGAAGAAAACTCACTTTATGGGACACACCACACCCGAAAAGAATTAGAAGATGCAGGTTTCGGAGAAGTATTCAACAGTCCTTTGTTTGAAGTCGTGGAGGTTGAGTGATGGATAAGGTCCAAGGGATTTGGTGCCCTAGTTGTCACAAATTTTGTAAACTACAGGATCTTAATAAATCAAGTTTCAGTAAAGAATTTGATCTATACGAATGTAATAATCAACTGCATTCAACGGTTATATTACTAATTGTGAAGAAGGAGCAATAAAATGAAACGCTTTATCGCAATATGGATTTTATTGTCTGCTGGGTTAAATATTTGGCAGATGGACAGGATTGCAGAACTAGAAGCAAAGCGTCCGATTGTCGTCTATAAAGCTGACAATCAAGGGGCAGAAATCAAAGGCAGAGTCGTCCACAAAGAGAAGATTCGCGACATGTACACTATCACAGTACAAAATTATGGAGTGTTCGTAATTACTCAAACAAACTATGAATCTCTAAAAATAGGAGATGAGGTAATATTGTAATGGCAGAGTACAAGAAACCAACTTATATCATCATTCAGGAAGCAATGGCAGAGCGCATTAGATTTCTGGAAGATGAACTGTATGAAAGGGCCTATAAGGATATTGAGAAGCTAGAAGCTCAAAATGATTTCTTAAAAGGTCTTTGTAACAATCAACTTGAAATCATCATGGATTATGAATGGAAGCAGATGCAAGAGCAGGCTGAGTTCATAAAGGCTAATACTAGAAAGTGGAGAGCAAGATGCAGCTAAGATTGAAAGAACTTAGAGAGGACCTAGGTATATCTGTCAAAGATATGGCTAGGGATACAGGTGTTTCTCAAAACACAATTCACTTGTATGAGAGAGGTGGATATCCCTCCATTAAGCAAATTGAAATGATTGCTAAAACCTATGATGTAAATCCTGCTTGGCTTGTTGGGTGGATAGATGACGAAACGATACCTGGAGTCCAGGTTGTTGAGAAAGTTGTCTATAAAGAAAGTCCAACGGCAAGATTGCCAGATTATTTTAACAATAATAACGATGGTAAGATTATCAAGTGGAAGCAGTCACGAAGATATCGAGGAGGTAGGATTTGAAGAAATTGAGCGACGAAGACCTCAAAACATTAGACAGAGAACTTTTCAAATTTCAAAATATTCAACGTACAATAGATTTGAGAAGACTAGAACTAGAAACTCGAAATCCAGATGCTCAAAGTGGACCTAGCGTAGGGATAAGCAAACCTACCGAAACCATCGCAATCAGAATCGCAGATGATCCAACCTTAAAATTTCTCGAAGGGTTCAAAGCTATTATTAACAAACTCTTGATCAATCTAGTTGATGAAGATAAGGAAATCTTTAATCTGCGCTGGAGATATCCTCAACTGAGATGGGAAGAAATAGCAGAACAGAAATTCATGAGCAAAGCCACAATTTATAGGAGGAGGAGGATTATCTTAGAACAGTACGCCATACTGAAAGGTGAGTTGTAAACAAGAATGAGACAAAAGATATCTTGAAGTCTCACAAAAAAAGGTTTATTATGATAGCATGAACTTCTGAAACAAAAACACACATCACACTTTAGGAGTCATCCTTAATTCTAGTCAGAAAAGTTGTCCAACAGAAGTATCGTCAAGAGTCAGCAAATGCTGGCTTTTTGTTTTGGGAAAGGAGGTAGAACATGGAATTTGTATCACCGATAAAAGATAATGATGATATTCAGGCAATGAAAGATTATCTCAAAGAGTGGAATGAGATGTACTATATGCTATTCATTACAGGCCTGAATACTGGTTTGCGAGTCGGAGATATACTTACCTTGAAAGTTAAAGATGTTCAAGGCTGGCACATCAAACTGAGAGAACGAAAGACTGGCAAGCAGATAACAAGACGGATGACAAAAGAACTCAAGAAAGAAATGAGAAGATATGTCGAAGACAAACCATTTCATCATTTCTTATTCAAGAGTAGGCAAGGGAAAAATAAAGCAATCACTCGTGAGAGAGCCTATCAAATTATTCATGAGGCTGCTGAAGAACTTGGCATTGATAATGTTGGAACACATACAATGCGAAAAACGTTTGGTTATAAATATTACAACAAGACAAAGGACGTAGGGACATTGCAGAAAATGTTCAATCACTCATCGCCTGCAATCACTCTGAGATACATAGGGATAGAGCAAGCAGAGCTTGATGACGCTTTACGGAACTTTGTCATTTAATTTTTTTAGATATTACTTTAACATAATGAGTTAAGCATAAACTGAAAAAATGAAACGCTTTAAAACCCATGATTAGTAAGGGTTTGAGATTTAGAGTGAGTTTAACAAAATATAAGATATGTGAAAGTGAGAGGTAAAATTGGTATAGTTGGAGGATGAAACATTGGGATTATTTTTAGGATATCTAGTTGTCTATTTTTTAACCTTAATTTTTTTAGTCGTTATTTTTGATTGGGGGAAAAGTGATGTATTAAAGTTAGTTGAGAACGGATTGATATTTCTTTTCTTACCACTCGTATTTCTTTTTGTATTAGTCTATGATTTTATAAAGAAAACAAGATGAGACAAAAGACATCTTGAAGTCTCACAAAAAAAGGTTTATTATGGTAGCATGGTTTTCTTGTATGAGAGGGGATAGGTCACTGGCCTGTCCCTTTTAGCATTGAGAAAGGAGGTTTGCTATGTACAACAAACCTATCAGACCATCCTTGAAATCTAAGAAGTGGGAGAAGTTCCGTGATAAGATTATGCGGAAGTTCGACTATCTTTGTCAGGAAAGTTTGAGGTATGGAATTTCAGTAGCAGCTGAAATGGTACATCATATCTTCCCTGTATCTGAATATCCTGAACTTGAATTCGTCGAGTGGAATTGTTTGCCACTAACAAACAAGAAACACAATACGTTTCACGATAGAAAGAATGATAAGATTATCAATCAAGGATTATTTTGGCAAAGAAAGAGAAAAAAGGAATTTGAAGAATTTTATGGATACCCCCCACCTCTTTAAAAATTCATTTTGGCCAGTAGGGTACCGGTGAAGGGAACTTTTTCCAAGTCGGGAGGCTTCAAACAAAAAGGGGGTAAAAACTAAGCGATTTTGACGAAAGGAGGTAGTTTTTGGCTAAACCAATTACAGCAAAGTCGATTAAGTCAAAAGTGGTCAAGCAGATGAAAGACTTGGGCACTTATCGTAAAGAGTTTGAAATGATCATTGACATCTTTGCAGGTATGCTCTATCAGTATCAGAAACTTGCTCAAGATTATGCTGACATGGGTTATCCAGTAACAGACACCTACGTCAATAAGGCTGGTGCTGAAAATGAGCGCAAAGTTCCAATCCTGACAGCAATGGAAATTTTGAGGAAAGACATCCTCAGCTACTCTAATCAGTTGATGATGAATCCGAAGTCGCTCGGTGAGGTAGTAGAACAGGAAGGTGATTCAGTTCTTACTGAGGTCCTGAAGTTCAAAAACGAAATCAAGAAGAAGCGAGTGACTGGCAATGGGTAATATTGATAAAGCGAAAGATTATGCTCGGCACGTCATTTCTCACAGAGAGGAACATTGCGAGGAGAATATTCTTGCAGCTGAACGTTTCTTGCGTGATCTTGAAAATCCTGAGTTTGAAATGGATGAGGATATCGTCGATTTCGTTGTTCACTTCATCGAAAACACGATAGTCCATCAGCAGGGTGATGATATGTTTGCGGTGTCTATCCGTAACAAGCCATTACTCTTGCAACCGTGGCAACATTTCGTAGTTGTGAACCTGTTTGGTTTTTACTATAAGGGTACGAATGAGCGCAGGTTCAAAGAAGCGCTTATCATGCTTGCTCGGAAGAATGGGAAAACCTCGTTTACTGCTGCAATAGCCCTTGCTTATCAGATATTAGACACAGACAGCGGTTCAAAATGCTACATCGTGGCAAACTCTGTTAAGCAAGCGATGGAAGCTTTTGGATTCTTGAAGTTTAATGTGGAGCGATGGAATGACAAGAACATTCGTATCAAGGATAATAACCAGGAACACTCAATCAGTGCTAACTTTGGTGATGAAGGTTCTTTCTTTATCCAAGCTCTGGCAAATGATGAGAGCCGTCTGGATGCTTTGAACGGAAACGTTGTTGTCATGGATGAAGCTCATACGATGAGGAACAGTAAGAAATATGGTCTCATGAAGAAAACAATGTCAGCATACCGAAACAGTATGCTTTTTGTTATCTCTACGGCTGGTGATATTCCTACTGGTTTCCTTGCTAACCGTTTGAAATACTGTCAAAAGGTCCTTAAGCAATTGGTCAAGGATGATTCCTTGTTCATATTCATCTGCAAAGCTGACCAGACGACTGATGGAGATGTGGGCGATTACCTGGACGAGAATGTTCTTAAGAAAGCCAACCCCTCGTGGGGTGTGACGGTATCACTCAAGGCTTTGAGAGAAGAAGCTGAGCAGGCTATGAACGATCCACAGACCAGAAATGAGTTTTTCAATAAAACTTTGAATGTCTTTACAAACTCAATGAACGCTTATTTCAATCCTGATGAGTTTATTGCTTCAGACAGTCGTTACGATTGGACCTTAGAGGAGTTGGCACGCTTGCCTATCCAGTGGTATGGTGGTGCTGACTTATCAAGATTGCACGACTTGACTGCCGCTGCATTATATGGAGTCTATCATGATGGTGAGAAAGACGTTGATATTTGTATCACACATGCTTTCTTTCCTCGTGTCAATGCTCAAAAGAAAGCCAATGACGACGGTATTCCACTTTTTGGGTGGCAGTCTGATGGTTGGCTGACGATGAGCAACACCCCAACCGTTCTCTATGATGATATTGTTAAATGGTTCATCAAGATGAGGGAGAAAGGGTTCAAGATTGCTGCTGTCGGAATGGATAGGAAGTTTGGTCGTGAGTTCCTGGCCAAGATGAAACAGGCTCGGTTCAAGATGATTGACCAACCTCAGCTTTTCTATCTGAAATCAGAGGGATTCAGACGGATTGAGTTCAAAGTTAAGAATAAAGAGTTTTACTATCTTCATTCTGATGCTTACGAATACTGTGTGAGCAATGTTAGAGCGATTGAAAAGGTGGATGATGCTGTGCAATATGAGAAATTAGATGGTGACGGTGGTACTGCAAGAATTGACTTGTTCGATGCCAGCGTTTTTGCTTGCATTCAGGCTCTTGCTAATCTTGGTAAGAATCAGAATGTCATGAGCTTCTTTGATTAGAGAAAGGAGGTGAGGAAAGATGGGGTTTTTAGATAGGTTTTTGAAACGTGGTAAGAGTCGAGGTGGAACGAATGTTATCACTCATTCAGATTTTGGACTTTATATCGACGGTGATAGCTATGTGCCTTTGGCTCGCAATCCTGATGTGATTGCTGCGGTCAACAAGATTGCTGACATGGTATCGAACATGACTATTCACTTGATGGAGAATACCGATAAAGGAGACATCCGAATAAAAGACGGGCTAGCTCGCAAGATTGATGTAAACCCATGCGATAATATGACTCGAAAGACTTGGATTTTCAAGATCGTGCGTGACCTGTTGTTGTTTGGTGATGGCAATTCGGTTCTTCATGTCGAATATGATCCTGTGAATGATTACATTTTGAACCTGAGACCATTCTCTATGAGTGAAGTATCGTTCAAGAGTGACGATGTTGGTTATGTTGTGAACTATCGTGGCATTGACTACAACCCAAGCGAAATCGTGCACTTTGTAATCAACCCTGATCCAGACAATCCATTTGTAGGAACTGGATACAGGCTTGCTCTGAGGGATATTGTTAGAAATTTAAACCTTGCTACTCAAATCAAAAAAGGTTTTATGAGTGGCAAAAATGTCCCTAGCTTGATTGTTAAGGTTGATTCTTCGAGTGGGGAATTAGGAACACAAGAGGGACGTGACCAGGTCGCTAAGAAATATCTTAGCACTAGTCAAGCTGGTGAGCCGTGGATTATTCCTGATGCCTTGCTAGAGGTTGAACAGGTTAAACCATTAAGTTTGAAAGATATTGCTATCAATGAATCTGTTGAAATTGACAAGAAAACAGTTGCTGGGCTTTTGGGAGTTCCAGCTTTTATTTTGGGAGTTGGTAGCTTTGACAAAGAAGAATACAACAACTTTGTAAATACAACGGTCATGAGCATCGCTACGACAATCACTCAGACCTTAACAAGAGACTTACTCGTTTCAAACAATCGGTATTTCAAACTGAATGCTCGCTCGCTTTATTCGTATGACATTACAGAATTGTCATCAGTTGCTGAACAGATGACTAAAAGTATGGCAATGCGTCGAAACGAGTGGAGGGATTGGCTTGGGATGCCACCTGATCCTGACATGGATGAGCTCCTTGCTCTTGAAAATTATCTACCGCAAGACAGACTTGGGGACCAAAAGAAACTGAAAGGGGGTGAGGAAGAGAATGAACAAACGGAATAGTTATCGGACTGCTCAGTTCAAGACACGAGAAGAAAGTGATACTGGTGATTTGATTTTGAGTGGGTACTTTATCAAGTTTGATGAAGTAACCGAACTGTGGCCTGGTTATTTTGAAGTGATTAAGCGTGAGGGTGTTGAAAAAGCCATTAAAGGAGCTGACATCAGGGCATTATTTAACCATGATGATAGTTTGGTGCTTGGTCGGACTGGTAATGGAACGGTCATTTTGGGAGTTGATGAAATTGGACTTTACGGTGATATCATCATCAACAAAGATGATCCGCAAGCTGTTGGGGCCTATGCTCGTGTTCAGCGTGGTGATGTGATTGGATGTAGCTTTGGTTTCATCCCAATCAAAATCAATACGGAAGAACAAGCAGATGGTTCGTACCTGGACACTATCTTAGAATTAGAAATCTTTGAAGTGAGTCCATGTACTTTCCCAGCCTATCCACAAACGGAAATCGCTGCACGACAGAAAGACTTTGAAAGTCAACAGCGTGCTAATCGTGAAGCGCTGGACAAGCGCAAGAAAGAAATTAAGGAGAAATTTAACCTATGCACAAATCATTGATTTTAGGCGCTCGTATGCGCAACAAAGCAGAAAAAGTGGTAGAGCTTGAACAATCAATCGAAGAATTGAACAAACGCTCTGAACTTGAAGCGAAGAAATTGGAACAAGCTGGAAATGATGAAGAAGTTTCAACAGTTGAAAAGAACCTGGAAGACATCCAAAAAGAATTGGATGAAAAATTGGCAGAAAAAGAACAACTTGAAAAGGAAATCGAAGATTTGCAAAATCAAGTTGAAGAATTGAATCGCAAAGCCCCGACTTATCCAAGTCAAGAAAAACGTGGAGGACAGAAATTGGAACAACGTGACGCAATTGCTAAATACATTCGTACTGGTCAAACTCGTGACATCACAGGTTTGAAAACTACTGATTCAGGAAGCGCAGCTTTAATCCCTACTGAAGTTTTGCAACCTCATTTTGTTAACAAAACACGTAATCCACTTTTGGATCTTGTGGAACGTGTGAAAGTTAACAGTGGATCTGGTAAATATCCACTTATCAAGAAAACTGATGGTGTAATGGTTTCAACAGAAGAATTGAAATCAAATCCAGAACTCGGAAAACCAGCAATCAGTGAGATTGATTATTCAATCAAGACTTACCGTGGATATGTCCCTGTGTCACAAGAAATGATTGACGACGCAGACTATGACATCATGTCCATTGTTGAAGACGAAGTATTCAACCAAGGTGAAAACACTGAATTGTCATTAGTTACAGCCGTACTCAAAACAGCTACCCAAGCAGATGCGTCTGGATTTGATGGCATTAAAGACATCTACAATAAGAAGCTTAAATCAATTTACAAAGCAAGCATCGTTGTAACTAAGTCAATGTTTGCCGCACTTGACAAGGTGAAGGACAAAGATGGGCGCTACATGCTTCAAACTGATGTAGCTTCACCTACTGGCTATTCATTTGGTGGGAAAACAATCTACAAAGTAGATGATACAGTGTTTGGAAATGAAGGAGACATGAAATTCTTCATCGGAGATGTAACTGAGTTCGTCAAAGAGTTTGACCGCGCCCAAGTATCCGTTAAATGGGTGAACAATGACATTTACGGACAATTGCTTGGACTTTTCATCCGTCTGGATATTAAGAAAGCAGATGAAGAAGCTGGATTCTTCGGAACATACACTGATGTTGTAGCTTAAGGAGGTAGCGTATGAGCTATAAAGTAATTCGTCCTTTCAAGGACTTGGTTGATCCTGAAAAACATGACTATGCTGTTGGCGATATCTTCCCTCGTGAAGGATATGAGCCAACAGATAGCTTTACCAACGGCCTTTTGACTGGTGCCAACACTGCTGGCTCTATCTTCCTTGAAGTTTTGGGAGATGATGAATCTAAGAAACCAGCTCCTGAAACAAAAGAAGTGAAGGAAGAGCCCGCAGTTGAGCAGGAAGAAACAGTTGAGGAAACTGCTGAAGAACCTGCTAAGGAAGTTGAGGAGTAAACATGAACGAAGGTCAGCTTTTAGAATTGCTGAAGCTTAAGTTGGGGATTTCAACCGACTTAAGAGACAAGCCGTTAAAAAAAATCATTTCAAGTGTCATCACTGAATTGACCGATAACCTCGGTATCGAGCTTGTTGGTGAGCGTGCTGACCATGAAATGTTTATCGTTGACTATGCTGCCTATCGCTATGAGGGTGGGGTGGATATGCCACGTCACCTTCAATGGCGACTGCATAATTTACAGATAGCATCAAAGAAAGAGGTCAAGAATGTGGAATCATGAAATCACGCTGATCTCTAAGAAAGTCACAGGTAAGGACAAGCTACTACAACCAATCTCTGAAGATGTTGAACTTACTCTCTTATGTCGCAAAAAGAGGGTTACTCGCTCTGAATTTTATCAGGCGAACCAAGTAGGGCTAAAACCGAGCTTGGTCGTTGAGATTCGAAATTTTGAGTATGAGAATCAGGAGTTTGCGAAGTTTGAAGGCAAGCAATATCGTATCTTAAAAACCTATCCTATCGATTCTGAAATTTTAGAGTTGACTTTGTCAGAGGTCTTGAAATGAGTAATGACCTTGCTGATTTGATAGCAAAAGAGCTTGCAGCTTACTCTGATGAGGTTACTGAAGAAGTGGATAAGATTGCAGAGCAAGTAGCTGATGAGACTGTGGATGAGTTGAAAGAGACAAGTCCGAAACGGTACGGAAAGTATCGTAGAAGTTGGAAAAAGAAGAAGTTGGCCAATGGCTCTTTTGTTGTGTTCAACGCAGTTGCAAGTCTTACTCACATACTGGAGAACGGGCACCTTTCAAGAAATGGTGGTCGTGTCGCTGGTATTGTTCACATCAAGCCTGCTGAAGAAAAAGCGATTCAAAACTTTGAGAAGCGAATCAAGGAGATTGGAAAATGAAGCTATCAGACTTTGCTGCTATTTTGGAACAGGCAAACTTGCCTGTCACTTATCGAGCGTTTAAAACTGGAAACGCTCCTGACCTACCTTACCTGGTCTATTATGAATCGAGTCCAGCCATCAATGCAGCCGACAACACGGTTAATCATCAGATTAAGAGCGTGACAGTTGAGCTGGCTTTTGAGAGTAAGGATGAAGATTTGGAAGAACGTCTGGAAGAGCTGTGGACAACCCACGAGCTCTTTTTCGATGTTCAAGAAGAAACATTTATTGAGACTGAAAGACTCTATGTCAAGTCTTATACGGTCTATCTATACTAAGGAGGAATGACATGACTCAAGAAAATAAAGTAACCTTTGGTTTAAAAAATGTTCACGTTGCGCCAATCAAATCAATTGGTGCAGATGGAGTGATTGCTTACGATGAAATTTTCCGCTTTCCTGGAGCAATGGAATTGACATTGGATCCAAAGGGTGAATCAACACCAATCAAAGCAGACGACATCGATTATCACTTCATGAACTCAAATGAAGGGTATGAAGGGAAATTCAAAATCTCTCACATTATTGAAATGTTTGCGACTAAGATTTTGGGGGAAATCAAAGATGCTCAGACGGGTGTTTTGACTGAAAAAGCTGATGCAGAATTCACATCATTTGCCTTGATGTTTGAATTTTCAGGGGACAAGAATAAAACACGTCACGTCCTTTACTACTGTTCAGCAAGCCGTCCAGGCAATGGATCAAAAACCAAAAATGGTACAAACGTCAACGAGCGTGAACTTGGCTTTAAGGCAAGTCCTCGTCCTCTGGATTCAGTTGTTAAACGTTCTATCACATCAGCTGATAATAAAGAAATTTATGACAACTGGTTCAAGAAAGTGTATGAACCTACTGCCGTTGCAGCTTAAGGAGAAGATCTATGCGTAAAATCGTTTTGGTTGGCGATCAGGAGTATGAGTTAGGAACTAATGGCTACACTCCTATTGCCTACAAGCAACAATTTGGGAAAGATTATTTTCAAGATTTGTTCTCAATGTTGAAAAATCAATCATTCATGAATGAATTGAACAAGCTAGAAACTGACAAGGAGTTGACAGCGACTAATATTGATATTTCGATGTTGTCAGATTTTGACATGACCTTTTTCAACCGTCTTTTTTGGACCTTTGCTAAATCTGCAAATCCTCACATCAAGCCTTATGAACAATTCTTCATGGAAATGGAAGTCTTTCCGATTCAGGAAGTTGGGCCTGTGCTGATGGAAATGCTGAATGCGAGCATGACGACAAAAAAGCACCAGATGACTCAGAATCAGCTAGCGAAGAAATCTTCACAGTAGAGTCTTATCTGTCCTGCTGTAAAGAAACCGGTCTGTCTATCGATGATCTAAAACACATTTCAATTGGAATGGCTCTAGATTATCAGACGGATTATGTGAATTTACGGAGTGAGGATAAGGGTGGCGAACGGAAGGCCACGCAAGCTGATTTTGACAGTTTTTAAAGAAAAAATGAGTGCTGAGAGAGCGATTCTGAGACCAAGTTCATTGCGCTGACTGCATTATCAGTCGTAGAAATTCTCTCAGCGCTTTTCTATTTTTTATGAAAGGAGGAAATATGGCAGGAAATATCAAAGGTATCAAAATTGAAATCGATGGCGACACGCAACCTTTACAGAAGGCGCTAAAAAATGTCAATAAGGCTGCTACTGATGCGAGTCAGGAGTTGAGACAGATTGACAAGGCCTTGAAGTTTGATACAGGGAACGTAACGCTCCTAACTCAGAAGCAAGAAGTTTTGCAAAAGCAAGTTTCGACGACTAAGGAGAAATTGGAAACATTGAGACAAGCTCAGTCTCAGGTTGAAGAACAATTCAAAAAGGGAGATATTGGCGCAGATCAGTATCGAGCTTTTCAACGTGAAGTTGAAGTCACTCAAAATGTCTTAAAAGGATATGAGGGTAAGCTTGCAAGTGTGAACCAGGCATTATCTGGAAACGGTCAAGCGACAGAAAACAATATCAGTAAGCTAAACAATTTGCAGAATGAACAGAGCCAACTAGCATCCGAGATGGAAAAGGTGACAAGTTCATTTAAACTGCAAGAAAGTGCTTTAGGTTCAAACGCTAGTGAAGCTGAGAGAAATGCTCTTGCTCAGAAAAAAATTGGCGCACAGTCTGATATTGTCAATAAGCAGATTTCAAACTTAGAACGACAACTGGAGCTCACCAAAAAAGAATTTGGTGAAAATTCCACACAAGCCAATAAAATGGAGTCTGAACTGAATCAAGCTAAGACTGCATTAAATCATCTCAACAATGAGATGAACCAAACTAAATCGTCTGCCGATAACGCTCAAGACGGCATGACAGCAATGTCAAACACTATCCGAGCAGAAGCACTTCAGCGAACGAGTGAGAAGTTGGCAGAGTTGTCACAAAAAATCTTAGAAGTAGGAGCTTCATCTATTGAAGCAGCGGCTCAGATTCAAGCAAGTAATGCACAATTCACAACTGTTTTTGGCGACATGGAAGCTCAAGCAAGGGAATCACTGAATGCTATTGGCCAAGAAATGGACATTGTGCCTGAGCGTTTGCAAGGCTCATTCACTCAAATGGCTTCATTTGCAAAAACTTCAGGACTAGACACTGCGCAAGCACTTGACCTGACTTCCCGTGCAACTAGGGCCGCAGCAGATGGCGCAGCTTTTTACGACAAGTCCATTGAGAGCGTATCAGAAAGCCTACAATCTTTTCTAAAAGGAAACTTTGCAAACGATGCAGCCCTTGGGATTTCTGCAACGGAAACGACCAGAAATGCCGCTGCAAATAAATTATACGGGAAATCATTTAAGGACCTAAGCGAAGCGCAGAAGCAATTGACCTTGCTTCAGATGGTCGAAGACGGGAATAAACTTTCAGGAGCCCTTGGACAGGCTCAGAGGGAAGCTGACGGTCTCGAGAACGTAATGGGGAACCTGAAGCAATCAGGAACCAACGCACTCGCTGTAATTGGCCAACCGATCCTTGAAATGTTGATACCTGTCTTTCAAGCACTAGGGAAAATTGTAAACCAGGTCGCAACTTGGTTCAGCAACTTATCTACTCCAATTAAACAAGCCATCATTGTATTTACTGGTATTTTAGCAGTTGTAGGAGCCTTGCTACCAATTTTTCTAGCCTTACAGGTTGCAGCGGTTGCAATGGAAACAACGGTTCTTGGACTTATTGGAGCATTTATTCCAGTAATAGGAACGGTTTTGGGAGTTGCAGCCGTCATCACACTACTGATCATCGGCTTGAAGGAATTGTGGGAAAATAATGAGACCTTTAAGAATTTTGTAATCAACACTTGGGAAAGCATCAAGAGCGCAATTTCATCAGCTATACATTCTATACTAGAAATCGTTCAAACAATTTGGAATGCCCTGTTAGCTTTGTGGAAGAAAAATCAAGATACGATTTACAATATCGCGAGCACAGTTTGGAATGCCATTTCAACGACTGTCCTCACAGTTGTTCAAGCAATCAGTACGGTAGTTCAAGACGTTTGGGGGATTTTAACGAATTGGTGGAAAACCAATCAAGAAGATATCTTGAAAACAGCTAGCTACGTTTGGAACATCATGTCATACTTGATAACTTTAGCAATCACTGGCATTGATAAGGTTATTCAGGATGTTTTTGGAGGGATGATTGCTTGGTGGGAAACTAACCACACATGGATCATGGAAATTGTCAATACGGTTTGGGGAGCCATTCAAACCGCAATTAGCACAGCTATCCAGAATGTTTCAGATTTTATCATTTCCGTATTTGGCGGGATCACTGAATGGATTAATGAGAACCAAGCGCTCATTGAAAGCACCTTTAAAATTGTTTGGGATACTATCTCTACAATAATCGGTACGACTATTAACATCATCACCACTGTTATTCAAGTTGCTATGGAATATCTGGTTCCATATTTTGAAGCGATGTGGACAAACATGCAAACAAGCGTCTCATTAGTTTGGGAGGTGCTTAAAACAGTTGTGCAGACTGCGATATCAGTCATTCAAGGAATCATAACTGCCATCATGCAAGTGATTAATGGAGATTGGTCAGGAGCATGGGAGACAATCAAAAATACCATGTCAGTGGTTTGGGAAGCGATTAAATCAATTGTTTCAACAGTAATTTCTTCAATCTCTAGCATCATTTCAACGGCATGGCAAGGTATTTCCACAACTATAGGAAATATCATGAACGGTATTTCAAGCAAGGTTTCAAGCGTCTGGAATGGGATTAAAAATTCCATCGGTAGTGCTATCAATGGGGCGAAGGACCTTGTCAGCACGGCTATCAATGCCATCAAAGGATTGTTCAACTTCAGCATTAGTTGGCCACATATCCCACTGCCTCACTTCTCTGTTAGCGGTTCAGCCAATCCATTAGATTGGATAAGTCAAGGTGTGCCAAGCGTCAGCATCGAATGGTATGCCAAAGGTGGTATCATGACGAAACCGACCATTTTCGGAATGAATGGCAATAATCTTATGATTGGTGGTGAAGCTGGGAATGAGGCAGTATTGCCACTCAATGATAAAACACTTGGTGCTATCGGTCGAGGTATTGCTCAGACAATGGGTGGAACTTCACCGACCATCAACATTACTATTACTGGTAACACTGTCAGAGAAGAAGCTGACATCAGTCGGATTGCTGATGAGGTGGCTCAGCGCATTGCTGACGAATTGCAACGTAAGACACAATTGAGAGGAGGGGTTGCATGATAAAACACAACGAGCTTGTGATTGACGGTGTGAGGACATCGTCTTTTCCTTTTAAGGTCATTGTCCATGATTCTCCCTCAATTGCTCTAGGAGATAGCAAGACAGCTCTTTTAGAGCATGGTGGTATCAGTGGAGCAATCGTTCAGACAAACAAGCATAGGGAACTGGTCAAGAAATCTTATACGATTTACTTGGTCAAACCTACTGAAGAACAGATGAACCAATTTATGAGTCTGTTTATCCGTGAGAAGTTCTGGCTAGAGAGTGAGCGAGTCAAAACAACTCGTCTTTGGTGCTATAAGGTCAATGTGAGCGACCTTGAAGAAGTGCAACCTGGTCTTTATATGACTAAAGCAACCTTCACTTGTCACCCTACCAAATACTTTAAAGACACCGATACACAGAGATTGACAAGGAGTGGGACCTTGACCGTTCAAGGTTCTGCTCTTGCCTTTCCTAAAATCACAATCGTTGGTCAGAGCACTTCTGAGACTTCATTTACAATCGCTGGTCAGGTCATTAGGCTTGAAAGGCTTACTGAATCACTTGTGATGGTCAATAATCCTGACAATCCTAGTTTTAAGACAACAACAGGAAAACCAGTGAAATGGTCAGGGGATTTTATCACAGTTGATCCAGCGAAAGTGAAGAATGTTGGGGTTATTTTGGGGCCAGGTATTCAATCGCTTGAAATCGAGACAGTTTGGGGGTGGGCATAATTGCTTTATCTACTTAATAAAGACGTGAGAGCCGTTCGATGGAACGGTGAGCCACTTCATGAAGCGACTTCGGCGATTGTTAAAGAGACCATGAATGGCGATTTCACCTTAACTGTGAAATATCCTATTTCTGACTCTGGTATCTATCAGCTCATCCAAGAAGATATGTTGATAAAAGCGCCAACTCCTGTACTTGGTGCGCAGCTATTTCGCATCAAGAAACCTGTTGAACACAATGACCATCTGGAAATCACAGCCTATCATATTTCAGACGATGTGATGCAACGTTCTATCACGCCAGTAAGTGTGACTAGTCAGAGCTGTAGTATGGCTCTTTCTCGCATGGTTCAAAACACCAAAACTGCTTTGGGGGATTTTTCTTTCAATAGCGATATCCAGGATCGTAGGACCTTCAACACAACTGAAACAGAAACTCTGTACTCTGTATTGCTGGACGGTAAGCACAGTATAGTTGGTACATGGGAAGGTGAGCTGGTTCGTGATAACTTTGCGATGACTGTCAAGAAAAGCCGTGGTGAGAATCGTGGTGTTGTTATCACGACACACAAGAATCTGAAGGATTACCAACGCACAAGGAACAGTCAGAATGTTGTCACAAGAATTCATGCAAAGTCGACGTTTAAGCCTGAAGGTGCTGAAAAAGAAACGACTATCAGAGTAACTGTTGATAGTCCTCTTATCAACTCATACCCTTATATCAATGAAAAAGAGTATGAGAACAACAACGCAAAGAGCGTTGAAGAGTTGCAGAAGTGGGCACAGGCTAAGTTTTCAAATGAGGGCATTGATAAGGTCTCTGATGCTATAAAGATTGAAGCTTACGAACTTGATGGCCAAGTGGTTCACATGGGTGACACAGTTAACCTTAAGAGTCGGAAGCATAATGTCGATTCATTAAAGAAAGCTATTGCTTACGAGTTCGACGCTTTGAAGGAAGAATATATCTCTCTGACTTTTGATGATAAGGCAGGAACTGGTGGTTCTAGAGCTTCTGGTGGCCTATCTAGCGCAGCGGATGCAATCCTTGGTGTGACAGGAACCGCACAAGAAATTGCCCTTGAAAAGGCTCTTCAAAATGCTGATTTAGACTTTGAGCATAAGGTAGGATTACTGAGACAAGAAATTGCGGACGGAATCGAACTTGCCAAAGCCAGAGCCGAAGAGGTCAAGAGAAAACTATCTGACACTATCGACCAGCGCTTCAGCAGTTTTGACAATGGCCCATTACAAGAAGTCAAGCGTAGAGCTGATGATGCTTTGAAAAACGCTGGCGCAGGTAGTTTGCTAGCTCAAGAGGCGAAACAAATCAGTGAGCAAGTGAGACGGCAGCTTGATAGCAAGGCTGACCTCGTCGAATTTCAGCGAGTGAAAGAAACCAATCTGCTCTACGAACGAATAATTGGTCGTAGTGAGTCTGACATTGCTGAGAAGGTCGCTCGGATGGCTTTGACGAATCAGCTATTTCAGGTTGAAGTGGCTAAAAATGTCGGAGATAGCCGAAATTATGTGAAGAATGCTGATTTTAGGGACGGTTCTAAGAATTGGAAAGAATCGAATATATCTGGATTAAATTTCAACTATGAACATTCAACTAAAAATCGTGGTAAAACGGGCGTGCACATTTATGGTACATCTATAAATGCTCGTTATTTTGGATTGCAACAGACATTCAAAATTGAACTAAAAAAATCCGACAAAATCACTCTTTCTTTTTTGGTTTCAAAAGATGGATATAACACTTTTTCTGGCTTAGATGTTGGTTTGCATTATAGGAAAGATGGTGCAATAAAATCACAGGCGTGGAGAGAGATTTCAAATAGCGACATAACTGCATCCACTTATAAAAAACTTAGTTTTAATTATGAGTTACCAGTTGATATCGATGAAATCAATTTAATGTTTTATGGAAATCCCGGTAAATCAATAAACCTTTACATTTCAGAGATAAAACTTGAAACTGGAAGCGATGCGACACCATTCACTCTAGCCCCTGAAGACACTGACGAAGCTATTCGTACAGTTCAAAATCAACTTGCTGGCTCGTGGTCTGTTCAGAACATAAATAGCGCAGGCGATTTGATTTCCGGTCTCAATCTTGGAGCTAACGGTCATAATCGACTTGACGGGAAGTTGACTCATATTACGGGTGAAACTTTGATTGATAGTGCAGTTATCAAGTCAGCTATGATTGATAAATTAAAAACGGCCAATTTTGAAGCTGGTTCAGTGACCACGGTTGTTTTGGATGCTGAAGCTGTTACTGCGGAAAAAATAAAAGTTGACCAGGCTTTCTTTAATAAACTTGTCGCAAATGAAGTCTACTTGAGTCAGCTATTTGCAAAGCAAGCCTTCATTAACCGTGTTCAGAGCGTTGAAATCAATGCCAGTCAGGTTCGTTCAGGTATTTTAAGCGGTGATAGGATTTACGGTGGAACGATTAGAGGTGCGAATATCTTTGGTGGAACATTAACAGGACACACTAAAATACAACTAGGATCTTATGGTTCGTTTGATACTGTCAATGGCGGTCTACAGATTAATGTACCTCGTGATTACAATTCCAAAGACGGACTAGGGGTCCAGTTCATTGGATCCAACGGCCGTGGAGAAGATGTCCCTTACGGGCTTTTTATATACAAAGATTCAGATTTCACAACTGGAGGCTATGCTAATAAAAGCGATGATTTTCTTTTAACGGTTGCTGGCTACATTAAAGCGAAAGGAATTGGGTGGATGAGAACCGAAAAAGGAAATGTGGGGAATAAACCTACAGCCACTATCGGTTTCTGGAATTCAGACAATGTATCTTTGAGCTTCGGCGGATCTGGGAATGATATTTACTATAGCTTTAACGGTACAGCTTATAGCTTGTGGGCAATTGTGAATAAGTATTTTTCAGACAGACGTCTGAAAGAAAACATTATTGACTGCCAACACAAGGCTCTTGACTATATCCATCAATTCAAATTCAAAGAATACGATTGGAAGAAACAAGAGGATAGACCACAACAAGCACACACGAAGATTGGATTAATCGCTCAGGAGGTCCAAGCAGTGGATCCTACGCTTGTTTACGAAAACGGCGACACGCTGAACCTAGACAATCTCAGATTGACTAATATAGCTCTCAAGGCAATTCAGGAACTTGCTCTTGAAAATAAAACATTAACACAAAGATTGGAGAACTTAGAAAATGAACGAAGAACAACTTAACAAAGTCCTAAGCATGACACTTGATGACATGTTAGTTGATTCAAAGGCATCAATGCTTAGACATAATCTGTTGAAGATTCAACTGGTAGAAAAAGAAGCAGAAAATCAAAAACTTAAAGCACGAGTAGATGAGCTGGAAGCTCTGATTAATGAACAAACTAAACCAGCAGAAGGAGCATAAACATGGCAATCAATGGGTATAATCTATCAACAAAACCGTACTTAAGAATTTCTGATTCTAATGTTGAAACCGTGGTAGAAATTCAATTATCAGAAGGAAATCGCTACAGCACTAACTCACGATCATTCCCTGGAGATCGTACAAACGAACCAGAAGACGTCTTGATTCAAGCTGTGCTAGATATCTTAAAAGCTGAGCTAGATCCAGGAAGCGCCATTGTCAAAACACAGGCACAGCTTGAACAGGCCAATCAGAAGATTGCGCAAAACGAGAGTGAACAGAACAAGCTTGCAGCTCTTATTAAGCAGACTGAAGAAAATGCAAAGGTGAATCAGAAGGTCATTCATGTTCTTGTCTTGAACTCTGTCATGAGCAAGAATATCGAGTACGGCACGACTTATAAAGAATTGGTTGAGCTGATTCCTCTGGCCGAAGTAGGTAAGACCTACCTACCACATGACCTAATTACCATTGAAGACCCTGAGCACGTAGAGGTCAACGGTGAAGGTAAGCGCATCTTGGTTCAGCTTAACAAGGAATTCACATACAATAGTGAGCCTGTCAGCGCATTTGTGACAAATGGCACCTTGGAACAAAACGGAACTGGTGTTGCTTGGAAATTCGAAGGGAAAGAATAGGAGAAATATATGAAAATCGAATTGTTTAACTTTTTTAGAAGTCTAATCCAAACAGAAGATGGTTTGGTATTGTACGCTCTAGGCTTAATCGTGATTCTAGAAATCGTAGATTTTGCATCAGGAACCTTCGCAGCGATTGCAAATCCAGAAATTGAATACAAAAGCAAGATTGGCATTAACGGCCTGATTCGAAAAATTCTTGGTGTTCTTCTGCTTATGGTATTGATTCCGATGTCTGTCTTGCTACCTGAGAAGACAGGGTTCGCATTTCTATACTCGATTTACCTCGGATATTTGCTTTTCACATTCCAGTCACTCATCGAAAATTACCGTAAGTTGAAAGGGAATGTGGTCATCTTCCAGCCTATCATTAAGGCATTTGAGCGTTTATCTGGCGACAAAAACGACAAGAATGAAGGAGAACAATAATGGATATTGACACAAGCAGACTACGAACTGACTTACCACAAATTGGCGAACAACCATACCGACAAATTCATGCACATTCAACGGGCAATCCAAATTCAACTGCCCAAAATGAAGCAGACTACCACATGCGGCGTCCTGTTGATTCAGGTTTCTTTTCACACGTTGTTGGGAACGGCCGTGTGATGCAAACCTGGTACACAGACATGGGGGCCTACGATGTAGGAGGTGGTTGGAACGTTGAAGGATACGGCCAAGTTGAGCTTATTGAAAGCCATTCAACTAAAGAAGAGTTCATGCGTGATTATAAGCTCTATGTTGAGCTTTTGCGAAACCTTGCTGATGAAGCAGGGATTCCGAAAACGCTGGATTCTGACAGCCTAGCAGGCATTAAGACACACCAATACTGTACGTATAACCAGCCACGAAATGCAAGCGACCATGTGGATCCATATCCTTATCTTGCAAAATGGGGCATTAGCCGTGAGCAATTCAAGAAAGATATTGAAGGTGGTCTGTCTGAAGCTGGATGGCGCCAAAATGCTTCTGGCTGGTGGTGGGAGGAGTCAGACGGCTCTTATCCCACTAAAACATGGAAGCAAATCAAGGGAGAGTGGTTCTACTTCAATGAACGTGGATATTGTCTAATCAATCGTTGGTTTAATGATGGTAAAGATTGGTTCTACCTTGATAAACGTGGCGCAATGGTCACAGGATGGATGTTTATTAACCATCGCTGGTATTTCTTCAAATCAGATGGCCGCATGGCCACTGGATGGGTAAAATACCGAGAAACTTGGTATTTTATGGAAGAAAAAGATGGTTATATGCTATCTAAACAATTCGTCAAGTCTGGCGATGGCTGGTACTACTTGAAGGCAAACGGTGAATTACACACAGATCCAGCATTCAAAACAGAACCAGATGGCCTTGTGACCGTCGTTGACAAACCAAAAGAAGAAAAATAAAAAAACAGAAAGGACTTTCAAATTAGATTACACTAACCGCAGGCTGTTTAGCTTGCGGTTTTTTGTTTGCTCAAAATAGAAAAAACAGTGATGGTACTCACTGTTTTTCTTGTAGTGTATGGGCGTAAGAAGTCATGCTGATAGCGTGTTTTAAACGCATGTTCATAATATCTGATACACCGTTTTTATACTTATCTACTGCCTGAATAGATACGCCACAGTTTTTGCTGATAGCATAGGCTGTGGCGTTGTCTAAAAGCCAGCGGATAGCTTTAATATCTACTGACATATATTACCTCATAAAATACCATACTGCAAATAGGAGTAGAAAAAGTCCAATAATAAATTCAACTTTTTCACGCTTGGTGGTTTTTCTAATTTTTAGATTTACTTTCATTGTTTTTCCTGTTATAATTTAAGTACACCCCCGAAGGGGTGGATAGTGATTTCTCACTATCCAAATTCGATGTGCCATTCAAAGCTGATTATAAATAAGTTTATTTTGACTACTAGCTTATTTGTTTTTACTTTGAGTGGCTTCTTTTTGAACTTAAACATTTTGTTTTCCTTTCTACTAGTTTCCTTGTCTAAGGTTTCCTCCTTAACCTTATGTATCTATTATACAACTAAAGTTGTATAATGTCAATAGTTTTGATGAAGTTTTTTTAAATTTTTTTCAAAAAAAATAGACCTTGTCCAGAGGTCGGGGAGTTGGAGGGGACACCCTCCAAGAGAGTTGATTTAATAAGATTTTATTTTACCTTTTTCATAATAATCTCCCTATTAAGTCACCGCATTCGGTGGCTTTTTTTGTGTTGAGAATCATGATATAATAATAAA